TGATAGATCGAGATAATAATCTCTACATGACTGTGATGACATATTTAAATAATAATTCAAGTATTACCAACCGTAATGATTTTCTTTATAAATATGAATCCAATTCCGGCAATCTTTCAGAAAATTATCCTTTAAGTGGTTATAGCGGTTTGGGGCCGTTAGCTGTTGATAAAGATCAGAATATATATGCTTCTTATAATAAACAAGATATTTTACGTGTAAAAACAGGAACTGATACTACTACATTTTCTGTTGGAAGCGGAACAAATCTTACAACAGAATATCAAAGTATAAATGCAATCGCTTGTGATACTGAAAATATTCTCTGGGTTGTTCATAATTTTGATCGGCGTGTGTACTTATATCCTTTGAATTCATTTACAGTTTTAAACACAGTGGATGTAAACAGAATTAACACAGATGATGTTGATCCTTCTAATTTGAGAGCTTATGGCGATTGGACTGGAATGCGGTGGATAAACAAATATTATTATAATACAAGAACAAGAACAGTTACTGGTCAAAGCAACACATTTAACATTTATCCTGTTAGTGGTGGATATGGTTTAGCTAAAATAAATGAAAATTTTGATGCCATAGGAAATATCAAATCATATGTGCTTCAAGAATCTCTTTTAAACAAAAATGTTCTTTTTGATCAATTTTTAGGGCCCATAGTTGGTAATAAAAACAGTGCTATAAATTCTTTAGGTAAAAGAATCTATGAAAAAATAGCAAACTTTGTTTCAAATAATGCAGATTTGGATGCAAATGAACTTGAAGCATTACAAAGCATGGAATCACTCATAGGTGTGGATTTACAAAATTATAATTTTCCATTTCCTCCAGATATGCAAAGATTGGTTAATTTGTTTGGAACAAAACTTTCTTATTTCAGAGGTTCGCCCAATCTGTTTGATTCAAATTATGACAAAAAACAAACTATTTCTAATCCTAACTATGGTAAAAATCTTGGAAAACAATTAAGTTGGAGCACATCTATTGTTCCTACATCAGGAAAAGTTGTTTTATATGAAAAATTCGGTGAAGTTTATTCTGATGGAATATTGACGAATTATGGTGTTTCTCAAAATGCATTTTTATCAGGATCAACACGGGTTGTTCGTCTTAGTGATGTGAATACTTCATGGGGATGGCCGCTTGTTTTGGGTGATGATGTTACTGGAGGAATTGAAGTTTCAAGATACTATGATGTTTTTGAATATAATGAAGGTAATAATAATTTATTTTATAATAATTTAATTGATTGGGGTAGTGAAAAGACAACAATTTCTCAAACAATTAGCGCTTATTCTGATTGGTTTGATACAAATAATATAGCAGATAATATGATAAATTATCAATTATCCATAGGATTAGGACTACTAAGTTCAGGTAATTAATTTTATGGAGAACAATTTACAAAATTACATCCCATATAACTCAGTATTAAATCCTGACAATACTGATGTTCCAGGAGATTTTTCTCAAGCATATAGTTTAATAGATTGGCTTAAAAATCTAAAAATTTCAAGCACAGATACTGCTAGTTATATTTCATCTTATAACAAATATCTAAACGAATGGTTTGATTATTATAATGTTTCAAGATCTGATAAAACTTCTTTTGTTCGTTTACAATATATAAATTTATTAAAAGAAATAAGCTTAAAATATACAACCCCTGACGAAAAAAGATTTTTATCTAATATTAATTTTGATGATAATCAATCTTTGGATATTGCAATTCCTTTCTTTACCAAAAAAATCAAAAAAATATGCCAATATTACGCACAAAAAAGAGACACACTAACCACTGGTGTTGTTCGTTCAAATCTGCGTGGAAGTGATTTTGGAATTGAAACATTAATTAAAAAAGCGATTGTTTCTATACTTCAAAACAATGATTTTGAACCCACAGGTGTTCGTTTGCCTGCTCTTTCATCGGTTCTTCCTGATTTTCATGTGCAAATCAATGATGCATACGATACACAACAGTATTATTTTGATATTGAACCAGGATCAAAGTATGAATCCTATGATGTTCAAGACCCTGAACGAAAAGAATTTTTCAATTTAGATTCCACATTAGTGGATGATACTTCTATCTTTAATCTTAACGCTGCCATTATTGAGGCGATTGAATCATATCCTTTCTTTTTAAAAGAATTAGGGTTGACTAATTTTACTGTAAATTTCAATCTTTCTACAACAAATTATTCTTATTTGGATTCCAGGGATTTTCAAAATTATGATAATAATTCGGATCCTACCAATACAAATGTTTATGAATATAAAAAATTGTATGAAAGAAATTTGGGAAATAAACTCGTCGGATTATCAGGGCAATATCTTCTCAGTCCTCTAAGCAGTTATGTATTGATTCCTTCATATCCATATCAAAATATTTTAAACAGAAGATTTCCAACAGTCGCACATACCCCTGAAATTACATCAGCTCAACGGGAAAAATATCTTGGCGATTTTTTCACAAAAGATAATCTTGGAATTTTATTCTGGAATACATACAAAAAAGAATATTCATTTTCTAGATTTTTGTCTGCAGGTGAAGTTATTTTAATTCCAGATCCTGAAGTCGGATCAAATGCTTCTGGATTGTCACTATTCGATCAAACATTAAGCGGAATAGACTATCAAGTTGATTTGCAATGGAATCGTTATGATTGGTCTAATGATTATGCATTTGGTAAAATATATTCTGAACCAAAAATTCATAAATTCTTTTCTTATACAGGAAAAACAGAAATATCCGAAGATAGCGATGAAGGAATTTCCAGAGTAACAGACTACCAAGATTTTTGGAATGATAATATTATTTGGAGAAACAGGGACGTTTTTGAATTTTCTGGAGATGATTATTATCCATTGGATGAAAGAAAAAAATATCTTCTTTACAATAAAGGAATACTAACAAAATATAAAACTGATATTTTTGGTAATCATTATGGATTATTTAAAAATTCATTAACAAACAGTTATTCTGCAGTTTCAACATATGTACATTATCCATCTGCAACATCATTATTCATTACCAATACTTCTTCGTTATGTTCTCTTTATGCTAAACAGAATTTCCAAACCGGACAAGTTTTTGTTAGATCCTATGATGATACGAAGGTTTTACCTTTAAGTTCTGCTTTGAGTGGTATTTTCATAAAATATCCAACAATAATAAGAAACGAACTTGAAAATTCCATCATAGACATGGAATTGATTTTCAATACAATTGTTTTGGAAACACCAAATTATGTTGTATTAGACAAAATTAATTTTGATTTTGACACAAACACATTTAATGGATTTTATACAAAAAACACATACTTTAAGAAATATAATACAGATTCTAACATAGAAAATTATTCAAATTTTTGGTATGATGATGAAAGTAATAATATATTTTTAGCATTTTTAACATTGTTTCAGGAAAATTCATCCACAAGCAAGAAAATAGTTTATCCAAAAGTTTTTGCAGCAAATATTCAAAGTTTGAATTTTACAAAAATTTATCCAATAAATGAAAACATTCAAAGTTTAAGCTCTTTTGTTGTTAATTTAAGTTCAGAAAACTTCAATCTTTCATTGAATGACAGAAGTTTGATGAACATTAGTCATGAATCCCAGATAATGGGTATATTGGTAAAAAGTTACAATAAAAATGGCATACCAATTCTTAACAATTACAAATTTAAAAAATCTTTTAATACTTTGGCTTTAGATAATTTCTTATCATTTAAACCTTGCGGATTCATTTATGATAGAAATTATAATGATAGAATAAAAGAACAAACTGTCAGGCATATATCACTATCTTCATCAATTGTTGCTAATCAAAAAGATTTCAACAGTTTGGTTTGTTCATCATCTGCTTCTGAGTTTTTTAACTATTATTATGTAGCATCTCAGCCATTAACAGTAAGCAGCACTGTCTCTTCATTCATTGTTTGCGATTCCACAGTCACAAACACGTTTACTGTTTCTGCAGGCAATACAAATTTAAACTTAAGAGATGTGTACGGAACTCTGGTTTATGACTTCTCTGGATCAAATCAGCATTATTTTACAACAATTAATGACTCTATTACAGCCCAAGATGGGACGCATATCTTTTCAATAACCTATGTTGCCAGTGGACAACATGTCATTTATATAGATCCAAGATGACAAAGATAATTTACAATTAAATAATTTATATGCAATTCAACAGGATATATAACGAAAAATCATTTGATAGTCGCCATGATATTGCGACTTCATTGACCTTTTCCATCTTTAATCCTTTATCGTCCTGTTCAGGAGGAATAACGATTGCATTTTATGAAGATTCTTTGTCTTCACCATATGGAGGTGGAATAAACGGATCATTAGGTTATTCGCCATATACAGGATATGAGGGTTTAAAAGGTGCATATATGGGTATTGGATTAGACGTTACAGGAGAATTTTCCAAAAAAGGTGACGGAAGAAATGATGGTGATTATAAAAACAATCCAAATACAATAGCTATTAGGGGTCCGGAATTTAATGATTATCCTCTTTTAACTTATACTGAAAATCTTTCATCATTCTCCGATATTGTATTGGGTCAAAATTATACAACTGAAAATGATGCAATTTATACAACAATTCGTGTTGTTTTAACAGAGCATGGCCGTTTGGTTAAAGTTCAAAAAATGGTTTCTCCTGATAATTTTGTAACATTAGCTGAAACCTATCTGGATAGAAGAAAACAAACTTCATATCGAATAGCCTGTAATTTTATTTCTCCGGATGATACTACAGTTTTTAAAATTAAAGAATTTGATTGCTACGGTTTTGAACAGAATGTGGACAATATTTTAGATGCAACCTTATCCACCTGTTTGCAATTTATACGAACAAATGTGTTTAGTGTTGGCCAAACTTCAAAATTGTTTTTAGGTTCTAATAATTTATTTTCTGAAAAACCCGGAAATAAGTCTTTTAATGATTATATTCTTACCACTTCAAGCACCGCTCCTTATGATGAGCGTCAAACAATAAATTATGATGCTTCAATTATTGAAAACTTCCTAGATAATTCAAATGATAAATTGCTTGTAAGAAACACACTTAATAATTCTGTAGACATCTATAGGAATTTGGGAAGAAACGTTGTAAAAGAATATACTGTATATTCAAATAATGTTTCTGGATTTGGATTTCATGGAAGCATAGACAATGACTATGTATTTCTTTCCACTCTTTCATCTGTAGAAATATACAAAAGAAACAACTATGATTGGAATTACTATTCCTCAATTACAACTCTTTCTTCAATTCCAACAAATATTAAATTTAAAAACAATCAAGGTATCATATCATATATTGATGGATCTGCACAAATATTTGAAAATGATGGTTTAGGAAATTATAGTAGTGTGTTTTATCTTTCAAGCATATCAAATTCTTTTGAAGGATTTGGATATTCAATCGGAATGGGTGATTATTTTGCTGCAATAAGTGCCCCTTATAAAGGTTGTTTATATAGTTCTGACGGTGCTGTTTTTGTTTTTACAAAAAATCAAACCACAAACGTATGGTCATATTCCATTCAGCTTTCTGCAGGAAATAATCCTGATGCAAAGTTTGGTTCGGCTATTTCAATCAACGGCACAATATTAGGCATCAGCCGTCCTGGAAATACAGTTTCACTCAATTCAAATGCTGGATTGATCGATATTTATGATTATTCAGAATCTAACGAATCATTATTATTGTTAAAAACATATCCCCCTATATCCCTGACTCCTAATGTTCGTTTGGGATCTAACATGGATATTAAAGGGAAAATTCTGGCTGCACGATCAACAAATGGAATATCTGTTTATAATTTAAATTGCAATCCTGCATATGTTCCTGCACCTGTTGTACCTCCTTGTGTCATACAATTGTTGAATCCATTGCCAGTTTCTTTCTTGAAGAAAATAGATTTAAGTGGATATGTTTTGACAATCCAATGTCCGAAACCTCCAGTTGTTCCTTTGAGTTCATATTGTGCATTAGTAGAAATTGTGGATAGCAGCATACCGTTATATTCAATCAATGGATTGGATATCTTGAGTCCATTAGTATGTCCATTAACAGGAATATAAAATGAAATATAACACAGGAACAATTTATTTGACGGCGGGAGAAAATTTTGTCAGTTACGGAACAATTGACGGATATGTTTATCGTGATCCAATATTTGGGTATAATTTTACATATACGAATGTTCTTTGTTCAGGAACTTTCAGATCCTTAAGTGCACTCCCACCGCTTTCGGCATTACCATTATCTGCATATACAAACACTTCGACATTTTCTGCATCTGAAAATATCGTAATACACCGATATGAACAGAATGAATTTTTATTCACAGCACCTGTTCAAATAACATTTTCTTTATCGGGTGTTGATCAAACATTATATAAAATACAAAAAATAACTGCAGATATTAATGACAAATATGAAGAAAAATTTATAGATTTAATAAATCCTAGTTCTACTACACTAGATTCAATTACAGGAATTTATGAAACCGGAGAAGATTTCATCACTGCCCATACAGCAATCATCAGTTGTTATCGAGAAAACTTTTATGTGGATGTATTTGTTGTTCATTTAAGTGCAACACAACCCAGCATAATTAATCCTATTTTAGATTATAAAATTTTGAATTATCAGTTATTGGATGATAACAGAAATTATCTACTAACTTTGCAAGGTTCACAACTTTTGGATATTCATTATGGTGTTTTGGGGACAGGTGATTATTTGTTTATTCCTCCTATTATTGTGCGCCCTGAACTTCCACCTCTTCAATTTGCAATTACAATAGTTCCTGCTTTAACAACTCAGCCAATATATCCAAATATACCCCCATTAACTGCATATTGTGCCCTTATAACAATTGTAAACAATGATATAATGATAGGAGTTGATGTATTCAACTCAACTTATTTGGTTCCAATTAGTTGTGTTGCCCCGATATATTAATAAATAATTTTATGCCTGTCAGAGTTTTTGATAATAATAATTGGTCGAACATGGAAGTTGCCTATGTTCAAGACAGGGATTTGGGTACAGTTCAACAAAAAATCTTCAGTGATTCGTGTATGAATTTTGCTTTTCCTGAATTTTTTTCAAAATCATACGATCAAAAAAATAACAATTATTCCAATATGGTTTTGACATCTTCAATTAAATTTGAAGAATCTTTTTCTTTGATCAATCCAACACAAAACGGAAATGGTTTTGTAACGTATATAAGCAATGGTATAGATGCTATAAAAGAATCATCACAAAGATATTGGTCTATAAATCCTACAATTTAATCAAATTATTTGGAAATTACAACAAATAATTTTTTGGGAGCTAAAAATCCAAATTATTATTTTGAAATAGATTTTCTTCCTAACAATTTATGCAGAATTTCTCACGAATATTATAATAAAAGATATTATCTGAATTTAAACTTTTTAAACAATAATGTTTATCTTCTTTCCTCTACAAGTGACATATTCAATTCAAACAGTTTATATCAACAGGCTTTTGAATATATTTTTGATAATATTAATAACTGTATAACATTTTTTTATAGAAAAAACAATAATGTCTATACATTAACACGATCAGCATCATCTCTTACTTTTTTACCTCTCAGCGGAAGTGATATTCAGTTTACTGTAGATAATACTTTTAATATTCTTCCGATCAGATTTAATCTGATTGATACCCTATCTTCTTTTTGGTATTCATATACAAAAAAATTTGATACAAACAATCTTAATGTTGATTGTTCACAATCTGAAAATACAAAAAATCAAATTGTTTTTCATTCTGAATTTAACAATATAACTTCTGCAGAAGTACCATATAATTTCTTCACAGAAAAAAATCCTCTTACTCCTAAATCAGAAAATGTTTCTGTAGCAGAAAATAAGCAAGTACGAAATTATGTTTCTTTAAATACAGGATCTTTTCAAGAAAAAGGAAATTTGAAATTTTCTCAAAATTATTTGAGTAAAATAAATGAATATCTTTTTGCTCCTGGAAAAATAAGCTATTTTCATACCCCTTTAGATATGGGTGAATATAATTTTATTAATATAAATGATTCATCATTGGCTGAATCCGGGGCAATTTATTCAGATACACCTGAGTTCTCCGATAAAATATGGAAAAAACTTTCAAACTACAAAGATACTTCAAACTTTGGAAATCCTCGCGGAGAAGTTAATGGAACATGGCTTTGTTCTTGGTTAAGTGGTTCTTGTAATCCTACCACAAGACCAATTTGGTATGACAGATATTTTCTCCCTAACAAAACAACCAGACAAACCGCTTTTTCAGCAAATGATGTTTTCAGTTATGAAAGCTATTACGATTGTATAACAAATCAATCGTCAACACCAATAGAAATTTTTGATATAAAAAGTCAAATGACTTTTGAGCCATATTCTCTTTATGCTTATTACCGAATAGGTAAAAATGATATTGATGAATATATAAACAAAAATAATTCCAGTATTTTATTCAATGGTATTGATCAATATTTGCAAACAAATGGAACAGTTTTGGCTTCTGAAAATGGAGTGTACAAATTTTCAGGAAGTCAGTATGGAATTAATGAAACGATTAATAGCAAATCATTTGATAATTGCTTTTCTTTCTTGTTTACTTTAGCAAGCAAAAGTTTTGACAATCCTTTTGGTCATGAAATTGTAGGTAATTATAAAAATACAGGTTTTGGAATTTATTCGGATAGATCGGTTACACCATTTATTAGAATCATAAGTGATAATAAATTGTACATTTACAATCAAGAATTTGGTTTGATAGATAGCATTACATTTAATAATCCACTAATTAATATTGTTCAATTAGAAAGTTTAGATGATTATTTTGTGTTGGATAAAACTGGTGAATTGTTCCAAATAAACTCACAAAATACAATTTTTGACAGCACACAATACAATCCATTATCTTCTGCCATATCCAATTTCTCTGATGAAACATATACATTTTTCCTTGTTTCACCTAAAGGGGATTTTGTTTCATATAATCGAAGAACTGAAGAATTAGGTTACAACAATTTTACTCGTTTTTATTCAACAACTCCAATGGTAAGCGCACAATCCATAAAGCGGATAGGTTCTGGAGTCTATATTATGGATGGAACTGATGCAGAGATTCGTGAAGGTGTAAGAATTTTTTATAAATCAAACGGTGAAATTAAGGAATGGAATGTAAGCACAAATAATATCGAAACTCGTTTTTATAACACAAGTGGAAATATCATGACATTTACAATAGATGATAATCAAAATTTCTTTATTTTTGATAATAAATCCACATGTTATGTGCATAATTCAGGTGGATTTGTTATTACAACTTTCAGTTTACCCTCAAGTGCACAAAATGTAGTTGCCAGTGATTTTGGGTCATCATATATCAAAGGTGAAAATACAACAACTATTTTTGCTGTTTGTTCTTCTACAAACACAATAGCTTCAATTAATACAAAAACATTACAAGTTAATGAAAATCCTATAGCATTTAATTATGCTTTGTCTGGATGTTTGTTATCTCCTATCACAAATTCTCTTTACAATCATGAAATTTTAGATGTGAATTATCCTAAAAACACAATTTCAGTTCGTATTAATCTTCCTAACATTTATCCTTCTGAAAATCCGGAAGAATTGAATCTTAAATTTGATGCTTCCCAGTTAAAATTTGGAAATCATGAATTCGCTCTTACTTTGGATTCTGTTAACGGTAATTGTATTTTGTTTGTGGACGGTCAAATTGTTGACTCAAAAACTTTTGATGAAGGAAAGTATACTTTAAGCCAAATCATAAGTGAACCCTTCACTTATGGTGCCACACAATATTTTGCGGGAATTAATCTATATGAAAAATTAAAAATAAGTGACGCTTTCACAATAAAAAATCTTGAAATAAAAGATGTATTTTTCTTTACAAAAGCTTTAGATTATTATTCCATACGCTTTCTTCAGAAATATTCCAAAAATATTCAACCTTTGATGTTGAATCTTCCGGCAGAAAACAGAAATTATACAGATACAATTGAGAAATTTTTTAGACAAAGGATTCCTTACCACAAGTCTCCTGCTGTTGATATTTCTATAAATAATTCAAAAATAACAGATCCTAATGCAAAAGCATACATACAACAACAATTGAATAGTATTATATTGAATAATTTTCCTTATTTGACACAAATTAAAAATATTGTTTGGAGAGAAAACATATGATAACCATAAACACATCTTTCCAACAAGAAAATCTTATTTTTGATAGGGTTGTGGGAGATTTTATATCTCTTCCGTATGCTTTCGATAAAATTCAAATTCCTGTCAATGAACTTAGCGTTGCAGGGGCTATTAATATCCGTTTTAATTATTTGTATGAAAATCTTTTGTATCTTTACTCTCGAACAAAAATTTTAACAAACCAAATTCCATATTCATACACATCTTGGTTAGGTGTTATTTCAGGAAAAACCAAAGCCACATGGAATTCCACTTCTGTTCCAAATACTAGTGCCAGAAACTTTCAAACAGGAATAGGATTATCTGGCTTGGATGCTATTAAGGATTTTGTTGTTTCCCCTACAACAGATGGTCAAAACATTGTTTTGATTGCATCTCAAGGTCAAACTTTATTTTTTACAAAATTTGATACTCAATATTCTTCATTTAATGTTATTCTTTCAAGCAATTATATAGACGAAAAAACACAGTTAAAAAATGGTAACATAACGGATTTGGTTCTTAATGGAAATGATCTTTATGTAGTAGATTCGGTTAATAACCAAGTTCTTTTATATGATGTTGAAGGTTTCATAGGAGGAGAAAATGTAAAATTCAATAAACGATATTTGAAGAAAATCATAGGAGGTCAAGGTGGTCGGTATGACAATAATGAATTCAACACACCTTATGCTGCTGATCTTTATCTTTCAACTCTTGTTGTAATGGACAGCGGAAATTCTTGTTTGAAGTTTTTTGACGACCAATTGAATTGGAGATATTCTTTAATATTAAAAAATCTATTTTCTTTGTATACGATTGTTGATATCAAACTTCATAAAAATCAGTTTACAGGAATAACCGATATATTTTTATTGGCCAAAGAAAATAAAATCATAATTCTAAATGTTTCTGATTCTTCATACAAAGTTGTAGATTTTTCTGAAGAAACAACAACCGGAGAATATTCAATAAAATATTTGTTTAGCAAAGATAATACTAATATTTTTTATATTCTCACAAACAAATCTCTTTATAAAAAATATTTTTCCCGTCCAACAACAAAGATTGGAAAATTTGATTTGTCTAAAGACAATATTCGAAATTATAGCTTGCAAGCTTTAGATTTGTATTTGGACGAAGATAGAGATAGCATTTTTCTATTTTCAAAAACAACAATTGGAACCAACCTTTCGGCAGGTGAGTTTTTCAGATTTCTTGAACCTAATGCAACCAATAACATGCTTTATTCTTATGATTTTGATATTTTTTCAAAAGATCAAATACACATAAAAAATGAAGAATATTCACAAAGTCTTACATTCAACAAAAGCATAAGCAAACTTATAAACAATAATTATGTTCTTTTGAATCAATCTCGTCAAAGATTTAAATTTGATTTGGATCCATATTTGCCACTTTCTGCTGTGGATATTCAGATGACAAATCAGGATATTTATGAAAGTTATAAATTTATAAAAAATATCTATATTGATGATATTGTTTTGGCAGATCCTTCTTTAAATGTGGATTGCAATAATTTTATAGGAAATAATGAAAATTATCAAAGTGATACCATTAACAGATGTTTATATAAATTATATTTACAACAATTAGGAATTCTTAATGTTATTCAAGGGGATACTCCTTTCCCCATACCATTATTCCGGACCGAATGTAATATTATTACAATTAAAAGGGGTGAAGATATGCAAGGAGTAGGAGACGGCGCATTTATAATCAGTATAATATGCAATTAATTTATAAATAAATATATGGCTGGCAATTATCCTTTTCATGGAAAGCTTCATCGATCCACCCACCATACAAATCCCACTCCGGGAATTTTGGAAAGTGGTACAGATCCTATTGCTGGACCGTCTTCTAAATTTCAAGGTATAATTTATACACAAGATCAAGGTACCAGTGAAAACTGGTATAGTGGTTATGTAACACTTAAAGCAAACAGTGGTTATTGGGTTAGTGTTTATACCACTGTTTATGGAAACAGTTCCAGATGGGAAAGTGTTTTTACACATGTCCAAACTTTTAGTTCTAATTGGCAAAGCACATATTTGACTGTTAATATCCTTTCAGGAAGCTGGTCATCTGTTTATACAACTGCTAATGTCAACAGTTC